AGTAGGCATTAGTTTACTTGCCCTCCTGATATTGTTCCTGTTGTAACAAAAGTAATGTAAGAATTACCATCTATAGCATTACCTGCTGCTCCACCAGCATTAACAGATGATGTTCCAACACTTCCTAAATTTCCACCAGCTCCGCCACATCTTGAGCCAAAAACATCACAAGCTCCTGCTCCGCCATTTGTTTTAGTTCCATCAGCAGCATGAGGGGAGGTGCTACCATCTGTTCTTGGTCCAGCTCCTATACCACCAAAACCTGCTGGTACTAATCTGTTATTACCTGGTGATAAACCTGTGTTTGTTCCACCTGGAGGTCTAGTAGTATCTATTGTGTCTGAATTTTGTTCTTCATGATAACCACCAGCACCACCACCCCCATTTCCAGCAGGGTTATAAACTCTACGACCACCACCACCACCGCCGCCTCCACCACCACCGCCAATTATTCCATTATTAGTTAAAGTTATTGGGAATCTTGTATATAACCCTGTGCCACCAAAATCTCCAGATAATCCTGTTCCACCCTCACTATTAGAACCATATCCACCATTACCACCCCTACCAGTAATACTAGCATCGCTAGGTAGGGAGATTTCAATTTGAGTTCCAATAGGCAAACTACCTACATCAAATGCTGGCACTATATTGCTAGTTGAAACAAAATTTGTACCTGCTGCTACTGTAATTACAACAATAGTTGGATTAGATAATCCTAAATGAGTCCCTAAATTAAAGTTTTTTATTAAACCTTCAGAATCACCAGATAAACTAACAAAAGTAACTCCAAATACTAACTCCCAAGCTCCACCAGTTTTAACATATACTTCATTTGCTCTTTTCCAAGTACCACTATCATTAACATGAACCTCATTAACATTTTTATTAGTGCCACCATCATTAACAAAGATAGGCATAATTAAACCTTATACCAAATATCACCATCAGAGCCACCAGTAGGATTTCCAGTAGATACTGTTTTTGTGCCAGAACCATTACTTCCTACAGTGATTGAATTTATAGTTGTTCCAGAAATAGTGCCACCTGTAATATTGACTGAATTAGATGCTTGAGAAGCTATTGTTCCTAAAGTACCTACTTTAGCAACAACAAAAGCTGTAGTAGCAAGTTGAGTTGTATTTGTTCCAGAAGCTGCTGTTGGTCCAGTAGGAATTCCTGTTAAAGTTGTTGTCCCATCTACTGTAAGATTACCACCAACTACAAGATTATCGTTATCATAGCCTGTAGAAAAATCTTTTACTTGAGCCATTATTTCTCTTAAAGCATTATTGATCGTAGCTGGAGGGCAACCTTCGTTAATATTCACTCCACCAACATCGGTATTAGAACCTGCCGTTGCTGACCATTCTGATATTTTATCTCTACTCATAATTATCCTATCCTATTCCATGTGTTTGAAGTTACAGGTACTACTGTCCAATTATTACCTTGAATACGACCATCTGCTACTATTGTTGCTGTTGCTGATATTGAAGCATCTCCAGAAAATATTACTACAGCACTTGATGTTACAGTAGCTTTGCTACTAAATGATGCTACTCCAATAGCATCCATACCACCTAAACCTTGCAATGTAGCAGCACCAGATATTTGTGCAGTACCGATTACAAGTTGAGCTGAATTTATAGCAACAACTGTTCCTGTTCCTACTATTGCACCATTGCCTAATACAATAGTGCCTGATGTAATAACACCAAGAGTTGCTGTTCCAGATATATTTCCTGCTCCAAAAACTATTTGTCCAGAAGATATTGCTGATACTGTTGCTGTGCCATTAATCCTTGCAACACCTTCAACAAGTTGCCCAGAAGTTAAAACTGTAACAGTAGCAGAACTATTTATAGAAGCTATACCATCTTTAATTCCACCTGCTGTGGCTGAATAAGGAGATTCTGAAAATGCACTTATACCAAACATTTATTGTCCTTATTCTGGTTTAGGGTTATCTGTTTTTATTTTTGTTATTGCATCTGCCCATGTTGTTGTGCTATTTACACTATCCCAATATTGCATATCTAGTTGGTCGCCTATAGATGGGTATGCTTCTTGTCTAGCACCTTTCCATGCGTTAGCTTCTGCTTCTGCATGAGCTGCTAATTCTTCCGCTGTCCAATCTACAACTTCTGTAGTTTGAGTTCCATCAGGATGATTAGTTACTATTGTGTTTTGTTCTTCTGCCATAATTATTCCTTATTTAAGTCCATATATTCTAATTGTCCCACCATCAAAAGCTACTCCATTTGCCCATGACCAAGCTATACTTGTAGTTGATGTTGAAAGTCCTGTATTTAATCCACAAGGTATAGCAGCTCCTTGACCAGTCCTAGTGCTTGCACCTACTGCTCCTGTAGCTTTCCAACCACCACTAAAAGTCCCAGATGCTAAATTATGATTCATTAAAGCATAAACACCTTCTGCTGCCGCTGTTCCTGTGTCATGATAATAAGTAGTTGAGCCACCATTAGGTGTAAATTGAAGATAAGTAGCATTAGTTGCTGGACTGACTGAATAATAATCCATAATAAGTATTTTATAAGTAGATAAATTTAATGTGCTTGAAGTAATTGTTGTTCCTGAAGCAGCATTTATAGTATCAAGTAATGTTAAACCACCACCACTTGGTGCTGCCCAAGACATAACTCCTGAACCATTAGTTTGTAGAAATTGATCTGCATCGCCATCATTATTAGGAAATGTTAATGTATAAGATGCTCCTGCTGAATGAGGTGGAGATTTAAGTTTAATACCATGTGTATTAGCGTAACAATTTAATTGTATATAACCATCTTGTGAGCCACTACCTTTAGCTTCTAAACTCGGAACAGAAGCTGTAGATATTAAATTTAATTTATCTACTGTAACAATATCATCTTGTACTTGGTTAACCCCTGTAGAGCCATTTATTGTTGTTGCCATTAGCTATTTCCTTTTGGATATTGTGCTTTAACTGTTAAACAGTCAGCTATGTATTTATCTACTTGAGCTTTATTACCTTTAACAATACCATCTAAATAATCTGTATTTAAAGGATAAGCATCTTTTCTTTTGTCTATCCAAGCATTGGGGTCTACCCAAGCATTTACTAAAGACTTGTCTATTGTTATAGGATTATTATCTTTGTCATAACATAAAACAGAGCCATCTTCTTCTTCTCTAATTGTTACTGCATTTGGGTACAGTGCGTATATAGCTTTCATTATGCTCCTACCTCCAATAATGTAATGGTACTAAACCCCATTTGATTGTTACTATTATCTCTATTCATAAATACCTCGTTACCACCTGCTTTAATTTGCACTTTATAAGTAACTGCACTTGCAGTACCTGGTGAGTCTAAGAAAACTACGGTACGAGGGAAATTTTGAGTAACACCATCTTGCATAATAGACATTTGTAATCCTAATTGAGTGCTTCCTCTAAGGACTTGAAAGAAATTATTTTCTCCGCCACCCCCTGTTCCAAACATTCCCTGCATTTGCACTAAAATTTTACTAGATGTTGCTGCAGGAGTTATAGCTAGAGTAATCCCAGTATCAACAAAGCTTGAAGATGTTGTAGCTACCTTTGTTGTAACTACTTGACTTACTACTTGTAATATTTTACCACCTCCAGGTAAGGCAGCATAAGTTGAGTCACCTCTAAGAAATGTGCTTGAAGAAGCTGTACCACTTCCTAGTCTAGCTGTAGGAACTGTCCCAGTTGCAATATTACTTGCAACTAAAGCTGTTAAAGCAGAGCCGTTTAAGGCTGGTAATGTAGATGGGAATCTAGCATCTGGAACTGTGCCTGATGTTAAATTTGATGCGTTTAAAGCAGTTAAATTAATATCACTTGTTAAAGCCATTGTGCCTGTTGCGGCTGGCATTGTAATCGTGTTAGTTCCTGATGCTGCTGGAGCTGATACTGTGATTACTCCACTCGTATCACCTGTTAATTTTATACTAGCCATTATTCATTTTCCCAAGTTAAAGTTTCTTCATTTAATACCCATCCATCTCCAGATGGTTTAGGTGGAATAAAAGCATCTCTATCCTCATCATAAGTACAACCAATACTTGCATAATTCTTTCTAAAGTTAGCATTGTATGAAGTCTGTACCCAAATAGCCCAACCAGTAAGTTTAGTTAAGAAATCAATACCATTAATTTCTTGCTCTACACCTTCACTGTCTAGTAGTTCATTATTATGAACTGAAAAAACTCCTGTCACTTTATTATTTAATCCTATTTTTGCAAAATTTGCCATGATTTTATCCTGAATATGTTCCTACGCTATTAAATTTAAGTATTGTATTTGCACCTGATGTTGATACTGTAGGACCTCCTGAAGTAATGCCTGAAAAACTTGCAGTTGGTATACTCATAATAACAATACCACTTCCTCCATTACCCCCTGCTGGTCCACCTGCTCCTCCACCACCACCACCTGTATTAACTGTTCCGTTTCTTGACCCAGAACCACCTACTGACCCATTACCTCCACCACCTGCTCCTCCAGAACCAGCAGTTCCTGCTGCATTTACTCCGCCACCACCGCCACCAGCAAAAGTTAATGAAGAACCTGTAATTGAAGTAGCTGTACCTGCTCCACCAGCACCTGCTTGTGTGCCTGATGGATTAGCACCAACAGCACCTGCTCCACCACCGCCAGACCCCATTTTTGGATTGTCATCTCCAGCTAATCCAGTTCCTCCATTATTTCCTTGAGAAGGACTTGTAGATGGTGTATTACCAGCTCCACCTGGTCCAGAATTATAACCTCCACCACCACCAGAGCCACCTGAACCTGCTGCAGCACCATATGAAGCATCATGATTACCACCACCACCACCTGCTGAAGATATTGTTGTAATTCCAGTACCATTTGGTCCTGCTACTGAACTGGCTGTACCTTGTGTTCCTACCCCTGCAATACTAACTCCTCCACTACCAATTGATGCTGTAATTACTAATCCGCCAGTAGGAATTGCTTGTGTTGATGTTCTAAAACCACCAGCACCACCAGCACCATAACCACTACCACCGCCACCAGCACCAACAATTAAATAATTTATATTATAAGCTGGAATATATCTTACGGTAGCCTCATCAGTATTTGCAATCCATCCTTTTGTTGCTCCTGAATAAACAATATCAAGTGATTGTCCATCAGTAGTATATTCAACAGTCATGGTATCTGCTCCACCTTGATATTTAAGTCCATTTGAATCTAATACAATTTTATTCGTACCCCAAGTTCTTGCATAATCAGTAAAAATTAATCTGTCGCCAACTGTGGCTGAACTAGGCAATGTAATAGTACATATATTAGATGTTGTATTTATCCAGTAACCTCTGTTACCTACTGCTGTTAAAGTTGATGCTGTTACTATAGATGATTGCCATTCTAGTCCAGATGCTATACCAGTCAATTGAGAACCATCTCCAGTAAGACCTGTAGAATTAACTCCAGCTCTTGTTGTTCCTGCTGTTTGAAATTCTATTAC